GTCCTGATGCCCAAGTTCCACGATTGTTTGTTCTCGCTTCACGAACATCAATTTGGAAAGGAGAAACTGTATAATTTCCAGCCTCATCATAGGTACGACGAGCTAATTCGTCTTCAATAATACTATATTGAGTTGTATTAACAATACGCTGAATTTGACCATTTTCAACTTGTAACAATTCAATAAAATTAGAATCGCTTGTGCTACCAATTGGTAAAGTTGATAATGTTAAATCAATAAAGTAACGATGAGCTCCTGGAGCTGCATAGTTATATGATGTTTGAGCATTATCGAGAAGAGTTGAATCTACTTCTGGAGTAATTGTTTTTTCGCTAACTGTTAAACCAACACGATATGATGGTGTATTATCATACTTGTCAAGAATAATTGTTTGGGTACCACCTGTTACTGGGTCTGCGCAAAGAACGAAGAAACCATTAACATAATAAACACCACGAGCAACTGACGCTAAAGAACCAATACCTGTTGCAACATTATGCGATGCGCCAACAGTAGTTAAAGTTTGGAATGTTCCAGAACCATCATCAATAGTAATTGTTTCACCATCAGTAAATGTTGTTCTTGATCCGACTGGGTAAGTGTTTCCAAAAGTGTCAGTAAATGCTATTGTGTTCGCAGATGTATACTTAACGAAAATTGTTGTTGGATCTGTTGAGTTTGCGTGAGAAACAGCAACGATTGTTGCTTTAATTCCACTTGTTGTGGAAGTAATTGATTTATTATTTTGTTGACCAATAAAAGATTCAGTTACGGTATTACCATAAGAAGTGCCAAGTTTAACATAATTGGCAGAAGTATCAATAGAAACTTGTCCTGGAATAACCATTGAACCTTGTGTGTAAATGGCTGAACCTTGACTTTGAATCTGATTCTGTAAAATTGTTTGTAACTGAGTTAATTCGCGAGCCTGAACAGCAAAACCTGGACGGAACAAAATTCTATAAAATTTGTTGTCAGGCGAGAAATCGTCATTATATGGCTCGGTATTAAAATTGATAGTCATCTTTTGGTCTTCTTAGGTTAAATTCTATACTATTTAGTTTAGAATGAGATGGCAGTTCTCATAGTAACAGCTTCATCAGACGATGGAGTAAATGCCACTAAATTGTCGATGAATAATACTTCTCCTGTATATTTATCAACAGTTGGAGCACCAACCGCAGATATACTAAACTGTTGATTGCTTGGGTTTGTCATAACATCACCAACTAATGGTGTGTCGTTATTTAATGAAGAAACTAACATAGATTTACCAAGTCCATCAACAGCAACAATAACATATTGTTTCTGGTCAGTATATGTTACATTGTTTAAAGTAACAGTTCTTGGGATTGTTAAAATTTGGTCTTTTAAGAAATTAGAAGCGTTATATGTGCCACCAATAACCCAACAAGCAGAACCCAAATTGGCATTGTAGATATTAGTTGTTCCCTGTGCGTATGGATTCTTAATAATACCAACTTGTCTATATGCATTATTTACAGTAAATCCTTGGTTTGTATCCAAAGAAACATTACTATAAAACATTAATGTTGTTGCGAATAATTCTTTGTAAGCATTTTTACTATCTCCATCGTATGGAGATATAACAGCTCTAGCTACAGCACCATAGCCATTACCTGTAATTGTAATATTAGCATAGGTATATCCAGATCCTGGATTTACAACTGTGATTTTTGTTACTTTACCATTACTTGTTGAGGCAACTGCAGTTGCTCCAGTTCCGTCCCCATCAATAGTAATAATAGGAGAACCACCGTAACCATATCCACCGCTTACAACTGGAATATTATCAATTGTTCCTGGTGTTGCTAGCAATTCTGTATTTGCCTGTAGGTTCTCGATATTTCCAATAGAAATATTTGGAGATATTGAAGAACCAGTTCCATTTCCTGTTACAGTAATAACTGCAGCGCTATAACCAATTCCTGGATCATCGATTTGCACATTATCAATTTGACCATTTGTTACCAATGGTATTAATTTTGCTTCAGATTTTGTTGAGGAGAATGATGCGCTGAACGCAGAACCAGTTGTAGTATTGATGGTTACTGTTGGGTTTCCTGAATATCCATATCCGTATCTTAATTCACAAGTTCCTGAAGCTGCTGCCCCAACATATGTTAATGTTGCAGTTCCGTCGTTATAAGCTGTTCCTAGCGAAGCTCCAGTTGGAGCAGTAGATCCAGTAGTTCCAGCAGAAGTTACTGTATATAAACGATTTGACACAAAATACTGTTGACCATAAGTTACTGCAGTAGAAGCAGTCCATGGTGTTCCAATTGTTACTGTTGGAACACTAGCATAATTCTGTCCAATATTTGTTATTGTAATACTTTTAACTGCTCCATTTGTGCTGTTTAGATTAGCGATACCTTGAGCAACGAAATGACCAGCACCATCGAACGATTGAGTTCCAGTTCCAAGAGATGTTAAATTTATAGCAGTACCAACTAACGCATTTGCTTGTGTAGTGGCAAGTTTAATAGCTGTTGAAGATACTCTAATTACAAAATATTGTGTATTTGTAATTAATCCACCAATAGCAGTATTTCCTTGAGCATTATAAGTTACTGGAGTTCCAGTAACAAACCAGTGTGGTCCAACTGTAATTGTTTCTGTTGAAACATTAACAACTGATGAACTTGATGCGTCGAATGGTAGTGTTGGTGGAGAGAATGTTACTGTTGGTGTTGTTGTATAACCATTGCCAAATGTCGACATAACAACATCTTTAACACCACCAAGTAAATTTACTGAGGTAATTGTTGAACCAGTAAATGTTGGATATGTTAGAACAGTTTGGCCAACAAACTGTAAAGCAGCAGTTCCATTTTGAACAATTCCTGATGTATGGGATGGAGAAACGCTTGATGTTTGACCAGCCTGAACGACTTTATAGTAATTATTACCTGCTTGAATAATATTACCAAGATAAACAGAAGAGCTTGCAACCCAAATCGCAACGGAAGTTACTGGTGGAGAAACTGTAATAGTATCACCATCAGAATATCCTGTTCCTGGATTATTAACTGTTACTGAAGAAAGAAACACAGGATCGCTTGCCAAGTATCCATCACCCTGAACAGAAATTTGTGCTGCAGTATATCCAGAACCAAAATTGTTTATAGTTACGGCATTAATACCACCATTAGAGTAGTATTGTTGATTTAATGCAGTAACAACTGGAAATTGTGTATCAGTTAAAAATTTTGTTCTAAGTGCAATAGGAACATTAAACAGATATTTCCAAATGTATCCATCAGAAAGTGGAATTGGTGAAGTACTAGTTCCAATTGGTTTTATAGTTGATAACGCACCATTGTTATTATCTAAACATTTATATACATTATACTCATCAGTAATAACATAAAATTTAGAATCTTCTAATCTAAACACACCTGTTGATGAAACACCAATTGTTCCCATGGCAGTTGCGCCAGACCCAACTCCTGTTGGATCAACGATATAAACATTTGGTGGATTGGTATATCCAAGTCCTGGATTAGTTATAGTAAAACCAACAACAGAGTTTTGATAAATGATAGCAGTGGCAGTTGCTTGAATACCACCTGCTTGATCTGGCGGATCAATAGTTACATTTGGAACTGATAGATACTGATCTCCACCTGAAATTAAATTAATACCCAAAACTTGAGTACAATATTGATCATCGTATTGATCATAAACAGTATTAGCAATCCAGTCAATTCTGTTTACAACGAAGGAAACATCATTTGGTTGAATTAACTTTAAAGTTGCGATCTGATTACGAGTATCTCGTTCGTATCTTATATTATCAACAGGAACAGGTGGAGTAGTTTCATCTGCCCAAGTTAATACCTTACCTAAAAAGTAATAGTACTTTGCGGTTTTAGATAGTATTTCATTATAAACTGCTTCAGCGACAGTTTTATGAAAAATTGTTTTAACTAGGGAAGATGAATTTGACATATTTTATTAACTTACTGTAACAACCCATGTAATAGCGATAGTATCGCCAGACGCTTTATTAACTGCTGGGAAAGTTGTATGACACAACATAGTACCACCAGAAGAAGCATTGAAAATACCTGCTTCAGTTACAGCACCAGTACCAGTACCAGCACCGAAAGTTGCTGTGTAAGTAATAGTGTTTGAAGATACAGTTGAAGCAGTAAGAGCTACACGACCACCTTCAGTACCAAGCTGTGTGTCAGCTGCTGTTGGAGTAGTAGAGCTAGTACCGATAGCCATGTATCCCATAGAAACTGGGCTGTTTGTTGTTGCTACCATTTTGGAAGCAATATATTGCTTACCAGTAGTAACGATTAAGTTTGGAACCTCAAAATCTTGTACTGTCTCACCTTTTGAATTGGTTTGGACAACACGAAGTTTTCCTGTTGGTTTGATTTGTTCATGCATATTCATTTTTAGGAATCTCCTATTGGGTTAAAATAGACTATATTAGCGGATCGGTCGAATAATTTGCGCCGAATGTTGCGTCTATAGTATTGTCGTATATAATAGTGTGGACTTCAAAATATCCACCCTGACTATAAGGGTTAAGTGCTACATATCCATCGTCTGTTTCAGCACTAGTGCTATCTGTAAGATATTTAGCAGTAGTTAAGGATGTTGAATCTGTTGGTGTTGATAAAGAATCTGATAGAGATTTTCCAGTGTTAAACGAATATACACTGTCATCTGGAGTCGATAAAGAATCTGTTAATGATTTGCCAGTATTTAGAGTTGTTGAATCTGCTGGTGTTGATAATGTTTCGGTTAAATTTTTACCAGTTAGTAAAGAGTAAACACTGTCGTCTGGAGTAGACAATGTTTCTGATAGAGCTTTACTGATAGTTTTAATTAGAAGAGAATCGTCGCTTACTTGCGAATCTGATAAAACTTTATTTGTAATAAACGAAATAACAGAGTCGTCTGGAGTTGTAACAGAATCATTAAGAACAAGAGAAAGAGCTCTGATTACACACTGTAGAGAAGCAGATAAACTGATATTAGTGTTTACTTGGAATTCGCCAAACAATGCCATACCAGCAGGATGTAACAATGAACGCACAGCCGATTTGTATGTTGAAAGACGCTCATCAATTTTGATCAAGTAAGAAAATGCTTGGTAATATTTACTATCTTGAATATACACATCGTCGTCTAAGAATCCATTATTGGCTGAATAATATCCTGGATAATGAGCCAATGCTCCAAGTTTAATAGATAAAATTGCTGGAGTTCCAGTATATTCTAACTGAACGCTAGGTGTTTCTGAGAACTCTCGTAAAGTCGCTCCCGAGTATGTTCCGTCCCAATAATCACAAGTAGGTCCACCAATTGGACTTCCAGTAGGATCAACAACATAATCTGCGAAGTTAATTACACCAGATTCTGACATACCAGATGTTAAATCTGAAATATTAACACCACCTGGAACAACAAGAATAGATGCTAGTTGAACTGGAGATTTTACTTGAGTGAAATAATCGTTACCTGAGTCAATAGTAAATGCGAAATCTGTATTGTATCCAACACCATACTGAATAAATTCTCCAGTTAAAATTCCACCAGTGCTATTTACAGTAACAACTTTAAAAACTGTTTTAACACCATTACCATTTTTTACTGGAAATAATTGTCCAGGTTTAAATCCTGTTCCAGCTTGAGCAACTACAACGCTTGATGTTGTAGCAATAACTGTTCCTGAAAATGTTGTTTTATATTGAATTGTATTTCCTGGGGCAATATTTCCAAAGAAATTTCTATCAATAAAAACTTCAAAAATATCAGCAGAAACTTGTACAACTCTATCAACTTCTAATTCAACATTCTGATTACGATTAACAAGAACTTTTACAATCTGAGTTGGTGTAACAACATCAACTAACTTACCTTGAATCATATCGATTGTTCCAAGATTAACTTGAACAAATATTGATAAATCCTGTTGCCATCTTCCGTCAGAAGCAACAAGCATTTTTTGTCCAGGAAAATCTACTGTAACTTTTTTACCATACAGCAATTTAAACAACAACTGATAAGAAAGTGGTGTACCTTTGGCAAGATACAAGTCTTTCATATTTGGTAAAAAAGATCTTAAATCTACAACAGTATCTGGTGGTAAATTAGAAGCAAGTTCGTCTTTGAAATATGTAAGAAAAGAATCAAGAGTTTGATCTAGATCTCTTAATGTTAGAAAATCTAAACCTTGCGCATCTAGATATTCGTAGTACGCTTCCAAAAATAGTTGAAATGTAGCATAGTCGCTTCTAACAAATTCAGGAAGCTGACTTGGAACTAAACTGGATGTGGCGATTCTAGTCATTAAGGTCTACTTGGTGTAAATACATAATTGTAACCAGCAGCTAAATCTCCAGTTGCGGTTAAGTCAGGAATTACATTAATATTCAAATTAGTAAAATCTATCTGAGCAACTTGTTGTAATGCTGAAACAACATCGTTTGAAGCTGGTTTAACAGATAAAATAAAATACTGATTAACGATTGATGTAATTTTTAAATTACTAATTACAATCAAACCAGTAGTATAATCAACTGTTCCAATTGTTGGATTAACAATGTTCTTTTGATAATTCGAATCTAATGTATACAAACGAATATTACCAAGACCATCATCGTCAAGATAGTAAGTATTTACAGAATCTCCATAGATACTAAACCCATTAGAGTAAATATTACCTTCAGGTTGGTTAGAAGTATAAATTGGATTAATCATGTTAATCGTATACTGTGCGCTAACATTATACTGAGGAACAATTTGACGATTCAAAATAACAGTTGTAATATTGTTTACAAAAGAAGTATCAGAAGTATCTAATAATCTACTTAACTCAGAGAATCTAAATACACCATTAAAATTTAAAAGATTTTGAGTATTATATGTTGTAACTGTATCTAGTAAAATTTGTTGTAACTGGCTTATAGATTTACTTGTTTTAGACTGATCGTAGTAAGATGTAATATCTAACTGAATGTTTATGTAATCTGGATCAACGATTACTGGTGTAACAGAAACAACATTTTTATTAGCCAACAATGTTCCAGTAATTTGTGTTTTTTGGGTTGTTGTTAATTTGTCTGCATCTGTTGGAAGAACACAAATAAACACTTTACCATAAATCGCTGGAGAATTTGATTCGCCACCCCAAACAGCAACAGATTTTGCCTCAGGGAAGTTAGAAATAATGATAGTTTGATAATCTTGTGTTGTTACTGCTCTTCCTTGAGCAGCAAAAGATCTTGGGGCATTAAAACGAATACTCTCAATATCTTCTGGAGCAGAACCACCAGCTGCGATAACTTTCGTTGACACATTAGTTGAACCGCCAAGAAGTGGAATACCAGAATAATTAAATAATCTGGCACCATTTGGTGCGTCTAGGGAAGAAACATAATAATTTATTGTTACAACATTACCATTAATTAATGCCATTCCCAAATTACCATCACCAAAAACAATTTCTAATAATCCACCATCGGTTTCTTTTACAAAGAAAATTGGACTTGTTGAGTCAACTGCACCATAAACATTGTTCACATATTGAAAATTTGTAAATGTTCCTGAACTAGCTGTTTCTTGTACAGTTACTTTAATTGTTGAAACATCAACATTCGCATTAGGAATAATATAACGAATTCCTGGAGTTGTTGTGTAAGTATATGTTAATGGTGTTCCCTCAATAATTTTAACACTAGAGAAAACATAACCAAGTGGACCTGGAGCGCAAGTATAATCTCCA